CGCGATCAAAAATATCCACCGACTATCTCTCGGGCCGGATCAACGCTGTGGGCGTGTTTTCATCAACAAGCAATCAAGGCACTGGGAACTACGCCAACGATGCCATTTACATCGCAAAGAGTTCTTACTACGCGGACTGCAAGCCCTGAGCGAGCAACGGAACGCCTGATTCCTCTTCAGCAAAACTACGCGCAGCCTGAAGCACAGCCATAAGCTGCTCACTGTTGTTTGGCACGTTAATGTACTGAACAGCCTGCTGAGCGTTGGTGCCGTACTGAGTCGAAACCCAAATCTTCCACGGCTCAATGTCCCACTTACCGTTTTGCGGGGCAATAATGGACTTATCGATGACAACCTGCGGGCCAGACGAAAGCTGGCTGTTTTCCAGCGCCATCTGCCAAGCGACGTTTACAACGTGCTGATTGTCAGACATCAGGAGTGGAGCGCCGATACCGAAGATACTGCCCGGATTCTCAACCCAAGTCGAAACAGCGTAAGGGACCGAATAAGAGCCTTCGACATTGCTGAGTTCGATACGGATGATCTTGTCTTGACAAACCCACACTTCACCGTAGTAGTGATCCAGCGGGGTATCATAGGCAGGCTCAATCCCGAGCTTCATCAGATCGTCTTTGTAGATTGGACCGTGACGTTCAAGGACGACGTACTTGCCTTTGTACAACTCGGTGTTGTCAGAGAAGTTGGCAAAAAGACTTTCCGTGATTTCGGATTCCTCGTCAGCCGGTCGGCGTAGGATTTCAATGATCGCTTCAGAGCGGAAGTCAGGGCGCTTACTCAGTTTCAGCAAGTCAGCCTTACCCATCGGGTGCGCTTCGATAACAAACTCTGCTTCGTCAATGCTTTGCACGGAGTCATCCGGATAGAACAACCACGGATCGACACGAACAATTGAAGGCTCTTCATAAGAACTGAGGACAGGCAACGCCGTCCCCGTGTTCGGATCAACTTCGTAACGCTTGCGAACCTTGAGTCGGTTCATCGGGCCTTTCAAGATACCCGTGCCAATAATCACACGGTCAGTGTACGCCTTGCGCGACTGGTAACCGTACTTGGAACTGGTCAACTGCTTGTAGATGACTTCTTCAAGTCGCTCTGCTCGGATTGCAGCTTCTTCCGGGGAGATAGGCGACGTTTGATTAGGCAGCGCTTGAATGTCCCAGTTCTTGTCGCCACCGCCGAACTGACGCATCAAACCTTGCGCAATGGCAATGTCACACTTGCGTCCAACGATGTTGATTTCCTTACCACGGCGGTTCTTCTCTTCTCCGTAGGGTTTTTCGTAGGAGTGTCCAAAAGAACCAGAGAGAGGTCCGTGGTAGAGATTGATGCTCTCGATCCACTTCATCTCCTGAACCTTGCGGTTACCTGCAAGCTCCTTGAATTTGCTTTGGATACCAGCAACAAGACTACCTTCCGTTTCTTGACGGATGCGATCTAGTTCTTCCTTGATCTTGGCAAGTTCTTCCTGCTGTTCCGGAGTCAATTCAACTGCAATGACTTCAACGGAAGAAATTTCTGGCTCCATTGCCACTCCCCATGCTAGTGTTAATCGGTTTAGTGCGTGCTCGGTGCAGTTCAACAACTACGTATCGGAGAGCGTCCGCGAGATGGTCGTTCTCTTTGATGACCTTGCCGTTGATGTCCCGCTTGTACGTCATGTATTCTGCTTGCAAGTTTCGACACTTTTTCAGGATTTTGAGCTTTCCTGACGAAAGGCGCTGGTAAACGTCCATGATTCCCGCTTCAACAGCGTTGTTGGCAGGGACGATCTGAAGACCTGCTTGGATGTAAAGCGTAATCAGCTTCATTCCATCTACTTGACTGCGACCACGAGAAGCGGGATCGATTACACCCGGAATCCAGATTCCGTGTCCTTTTACCGCGCCAGCGTGGACTTCTGGCCGCTGTTCGCCCATGTAATACTCATCATAAATGTACAAAATGTCCGTATCTGGATCAAGAGCGCCCCAAACAATAGCCGTCTTGTTCCATCCCACATCAATGCCATAGATGTATTTATAGTGGCTTTTGTGTGAGAAATCGTCGTTCTCAATCAAAACAGATTCAAGAGGAACAGGGTACACAGAGCCAGAGCCGAGAGAAGGCTTACCCGTCATTCGGGACTCTTTCAGATGCGGCGGGGTGTCAGCCAAAAGATCAATCTTGGCTTGTTCGTCCAACCACGGAGCGTCGCTCCAACCCGCAGCCACAATGGCTTTGGTACGTTTGTTCTTGTCAAACTCTTTCTGTTCATCTTCGTTCAAAGCGACGGTACGCTCAGCACCACCAAGCATGTCCGCTTGCTTCTCAAAGTTCAGAAGATATGGAGTCAAACCAGTAATCGGTGTCACTGTGTTAATCAAGACACCCATCGTCGTCGTCAAACGAGCAAAGGTTTCGTTGTGAACCATGTACGGTGGCTCTTCGTCCTCCCAAGCCGCGTCCAAAGCCACGCCCACAAAAGCGTCGATACGCTGGTCGTAGGATTTGAAGCCGCAGATTGAAGGATCACCCCAGTCATTGTAGACTTGGATGCTGTCAACACCACCCGGAACACCGGGCTTCATAATCACCTTGGCAATACGATCTTTCGGGATCATGCCTGTCCCAAAATGGCCTAGATCGCCAAGCAATTCTTTCTGCACTGTGTCGCGAACAGTCTGCCCTGTCTTACCTGCTGCCCAAATACGCACGGGCTTTTCAAACCGCTTACCTTCCCACCAATCCGGATAAAGACCATCCAGCCAAGTAGCAACAGCAAAGGCTCCGGCAATGGTTTTTCCGGCACGGTTAGCGGCTCGGAACATCACCTGACGATAGTTATTGGTGGCGTCAAAGAACAGCTTGTGCTTTTTGCAAACTTCAATACCAAACTCGGTATTAGGCTCAAACCACTTGGCTGTGCCCATGTACTTGCGTCTGTTCAGGTACTCTTCAGCTACCTGCAAAGCGTACTGAAGCCGCACTTGGTCTGGCATCTTGTCAGGTTTGAGGATGGATTCAAGCTCTTCCATCATTTGAGCATCAATCTTTGCTTGCTCTCCTGAAAGATATTTGTTCAGGTCATCAAGACCATCTGCTCCGATAATCTCTGGCGTCATTTGGTCCTCGTTATTTCAACGACCTTGGCTCCGGTCATGCCGTCAGCTTTCAAAGTCTTGGCAATCTCGGGAGCAAGACGCTCGTAAGCAGCCTTGATTTCATCCGTGCTCATCATGTCGGGGCTCTTGTTTTCTGTCGTTTCTTGCTTTTCAGCCCAACCGAAGTTGTTCTTCATGTACAGCGCGTAGATAGCGCCGTTGAACTGGCGATTGTTCAGGTTCTTTCGCACTTGACCAACCCACCAAGCCTTTGACATGAGGCGACCCATCTCAACGAGCTTGGCAAAGCCTGCGGTTTCCATGTACTTGTCAAAGTCAGCTTTGCTCCACTTCATCTCGGCCATGACTTCTACATCAGTGGCTCCGGTTTCGTAAAGCTCCTTGACTTTAAGCGCCCATTCAGGCAGCGTACTGATTGACATAGTTACCTTCACCGTCCGCAATGCGGTAGTATTCAAGATCAGCAGCAGTCAAGCACTTGGCAATGGGAAAGAGCCCGTCTGGACCCATACCGACAAGGATCGTTTCAATGTCACCTTCCTTGTTGATTGCTTCTGCAATTCCGATTGCGTTCTTCATTGCTCCGATGTAGTAGCTTTTCAACAGTTGGGTCAGGTTTTCAACCTTGTGAGGTTCGTTGGTGAACGTCTCAAGATTGATTTCCAGATTCTTGTTGCGATTACGCTTGTTTCCCACGTTACTTGACTCCTGTCTTCATCATTTTTGCGAGGCGAATGCTTCGATTACCTACTTGCTTTGACCATTTACTTTGCAGCATGTAAAGGGCTGCGTTGTCGTAGTCACGAATAGCGATTGCCAGCAATGTGCGTTTGAAAGCGAGCAACCGGGTTTTTCCCAAGTTGAAGCACATATTGATAAGCACAGACTGGCGTACTGCGTTCAGCCCGTCGAAACCTACCGGGAGGCTGCTTGCGTCTACTGCGGCTTGCAAAGTATCTGCAAGTAGAAAATCATCTGCATCTTTCTGAGTAATCTTATCACCTTTCTTGACACCACCTGTGTGTCCGTATCCAATGGTCCACACTCCTACTGTGTCTTGGTATGCGGTAAGTCTACACC